ATGGCGAAGCCAGACACCCAAGTGTTTTTATGCACGAGGTTTAAATAAGTTTATTCTAATTAAGGGTTTAAAATGGAGCGGGCAACGTATTTTTTATTGCTCACAGCGGCATCGTTTGCATTTGCGTGTCTTGGTGAAAACACGATCGGGCGAGCAGCGTGCGTGTTTGCTGGCGTGATAGACGCCGGTTTTTTTATTGAGGAAATCAAAAAGCGACACTAGGCGTGCAAACTTCTCAAAAGTTTTTTGCACGTTTCCCTCGTGTTTTTGCACATCTGTTGCACAAATCTTTAAAAAACTTAAAAAAGCTTGAAAAAGCCCTTGTGCAATCTGCACCGCTCGACGATAACTATACCTGTGACGAGCGAGTCACGACCGCAACCAAGCGGAAACAATTTACCACCATCGCACAGAGGATTCTTAATCATGCCAGTTTCAAACCCTTCAAACTACTTTGTTTCTTCAGTACCAGAAAACGCTCGCACTCGAACAGCGTTTCGCTCGTCAACCTGCATTTGTTGTGGCACCGCAATAGTTGCGGGAGATCATACGATCAAGCAGGTTAAAACGACAAACTCAAGCACAGGTGCGGTAAAAACAAAATGGGTGCACGAGACTTGTGCAGACGCTTTTGACTTTGGCAAGACTGAACCAACACCAGCAGTTGCACCAGTTGAACCAGTAGCAGTTGAACCAGCACCAGTTGTGAAAGAGCAACCTGCCGACACTGACCAAGCGTTGCAATTGTTGTCACAGTTGCTTGCACCTAAGCAGCAAACGATTGACCTTGAAGCACTAAACGAAAACGTCAAGTCAATGGTTGCATCGGCAACGATGGCGTCTTGCGACTTGCTGATTGAGAAGTGCAACGAGCTTGAAAAGACTGTTGCCGAAATGCAACCTAAGATTATCAAAATCAAAGTTGGCGAGCGTAAAGAGGTTGCTTTGCCAAAGGGCGAAATCGTACACCCGATTTTCAAAGATGCACTGACGCTTGCGGAAGCTCGCAAAAACATTATGTTTGTCGGCCCAACTGGTTCTGGTAAAACGCATCTTGCCGGTCAGATTGCAGATGCACTCGAATTGAAGTTTCGATTCATCTCTTGCAGCGGCGGAATGAGTGAGGGTCAATTGCTTGGTCGTTTGCTTCCAGTCGGTGAGGGCGGGTCTTTCGAGTATGTGCAAAGCGACTTTGTTGATTGCTACGAGAACGGCGGCGTTTTTGCTTTCGATGAATTTGATGCAGCAGACGCAAACGTGCTGCTTGTCGTCAACGCTGCACTTGCAAACGGTCGCCTTGCCCTTCCAAATCGCACTGACAAACCAGTTGCAGAGAAGCACAAAGATTTCATTTGTGTTGCTTGTGCAAACACGTTCGGCACTGGTGCAGACCGTAAGTACGTCGGACGATCACGACTTGATGAAGCAACGATTGAACGCTTTCGAATCGGAACGCTTTTCATGGATTACGATGCTGAACTTGAAAAGACGCTTTGCCCTTGTGAGAAGCTTCGCACAGAGCTTTCAAAGTTTCGCACGGCAGTTGTTGACCAGCGAGTTGAGCGAGTCGTTAGCACACGATTCATGCGTGACGCTTACGAAATGCAGCAAATGGGTTGGAAACAAGCACAGATCAACGAGGCATTGTTTTCAGGTTGGAAAGCAAGCGAGGTTGATCTTGTAAAGAACTACGCAAGAGACTTGTCAGCGTAAGCGGTTTTGATTTCGAGTGGTGCGTGCTGCAAAGGGCAGCATGCTCACCCGCAATCTGAATCAGAAAAAAGATTTAAATAAGTCTAAAAAAGACTTTACAAACAAAGGGTTTTCGACGATAACTAGAGAAGTGCAAAACGCACGCAACGATTTACCACCATCAAATACAGAGGAATCAAAATGAAAGTCACAGCAGAACAACCAAGCAAGGGCAAAGCAATCGTCAACGGTTTAAGCATGCGAACCGTGCAACCTATTGAAGACGGCGGCAAAGATTTTGATGTGATTATTTCTCGCTTTGCATCGATCACAGAGTATTACGAACGCATTGAAGCAAACATTGACCATCGAGTTGAGGACCGAATTCACGCAAGTTTCACTGCGAGCTTTTTGGGGCGAAACGATATCAGGTCACTTGCTGACGTTGGCGAGTTGCGAAGCAAAAAAGACGAAAAACTCTTGAGAACGATTGACAGAAAAATCGAGGAACTTGACAGCGAGTTGCCTGACCCGACAGAAATTAAACGCTCGCGAACCTTTGATGAATTCGATGGTGATGAGGTTGACTACGACCGATTGAGAAGCGGTCAAGAGTTTTGGCACGCAAGCGAGAAACGCGAAACAACAGGCGTGCAAAACGTTATTATCAACATCCAGCAGAACGCGAGCGGCATGACTGATTCGAAATCAATCGCAGACCGCTGTGCAACTGCAATTGCTCTTGCAAAAAAGCTTGAGTCAGCAGGCTATGGCGTTGAGGTCAATGTTTTCAATTACAATACAAACGTTTTTGACGGACTGAGGCAAGGGTCCAACAACCGCTTGTTGACGATCATACCTGCAAAGACATTTGATCAAGGGCTTGACATTGTTGGTCTTGCAAACTTGACTGCACCTTGGATGTTTCGCACCTACACTTTCGCAGACCGTGCAATAACTGGTTTGATGTTTGGTGGTCAAGCAGGTTACGGAATGGGCAGCACGGTTGAGATTGATTCGTTTGCGATTGAGCAGATTGAAAATGGAATCGACACGAGCACAACAAAAGTGATTAACTTTGGCAAGTTGTGCTTGAATAGCTCAACCGCACTCAATGTTGCAAGGTTGGCGATTGCTTCGCTTGAGACGCAGCACGAGTTTGCTTAAAGGCTTGCACGGTTTCGCGTGCAACGTGCACTGCACAAGCGGTGCACGCTCACCTGCAACCAGCAGTCAGAGACGCAACAATGTACCACTTTTACAACTCAAAGCAGAGGAATCAAAATGAAATTCAATTCAAGCAAAGCTCACAAGGCAATTGAAGCATTCTCGAAAGGACGAAGCGAAATACTTGAGCAGGTGACGGCGTCAGGTAAATCAATGCGTGACGTTATCATCAACGTTGTCAACGCAATGAATGAAACATACAAGAATGCGTGCAAAGACATTACAGCGGCGAGCAAGGTTGATGACGTTGACATGCTATTGATTGACCATGATTCAGGCATGCAAAGCAACCTGTTGACAGAGGTGATGTTCGAAACGTCAGTTGGTTACCTTGTGCAATCAATCTTTGCAATCAAATTGAACTACGCGACAAGCGATGAACCTTTTGAGCTTAACGACACTGATATTGCGTTTGCACGAAAGTTGTTTATCAGCTTTATGGCAAGCCAATCGTTTAGATTGAAACCTGAGTTTGATGAATTCAGGCGAATTGCAGAGGCGCAGGAGCGTGCAGAGATAAAACAAAACACGCGAAGGAATTGCGGCAATGGTGGTAATCCAAGCGAGAACTAAACTCGCATCATTTCGCGAGCTAGGACCGTGGTAAGTCCGAACAGCACGCCTGAACCTCTGTCAGACGTGCACCGCTCGCAGACCTGTGCATGTGCAAACGTGTGCAGGTCTTTTTTTGTTTCTTGTCACGATGCAGTGTTTGTGCAACAATTGCATTTGTCGCGTTCTTGGTGTTTCGGCGTGGTAACTGAACACACCATGCAAATTATTTTGCGGGTGGCGTGGTAAATTGTTGCGTGGAAGCTTCTTTGATTACTCTTGGGAAAGCTTCCAGTTTTTATGGCAGTCAAACAGCAAATCACAGACACGGTGCGAGTTAATCACGCACAAACTCTTTTAAAGATCATCGCAGGTAAAAAGCCTACACGCGAGGAAGAAAAAGACTTTAACGCAGTTGAGCGGCAACGCAGGCTTGAGGTTATACGCGAATACGTTGAAAACGTTCCACTGACTGACCTGCAAGACTGGTTTGGGCATGGCACGCCTAGACGTATGCAGGTCAATCAACTCAATGACATTCACAACAAATACGGGTTGCCGGTAAGCAAGTCGCCTGTTTCATTGCCGAAAGTCTTTCAGGCGCTTCGCACGCTTCTAAAACGCAACTCCAAGGTTATCAACGCAGCAGGCGACGACGATGACGAAAAGCCTGCAATCTTGAAAAAGAAAGAGGCAAAGCTTGACAGCGAAATTGAGCGTTTGCAACAGCAGATTAGATCACTAGAAACACGCAACCAAAAAGAGCTTGACATCCTCGTTGACAAGTCAATTGTGTTTCATCTTTACCAGATCACGGCAGACGTTTTAAGGTCGTGCGGCGAAGACTTTGCTAGACTCGATTCTATCACTGGCAAGCAGGCGCAAGAGCGGTTAAACGGTGCAGTTGACGCGATTGAACAAAAAGTTACTTCAACAATTGGCGAGCAGCAAGAGTGATATCACAATCAAAAAAGATTGATAACACACCAGATGCAAATGAACTATTTGCAGACTTGCATGATGAGAACGTTTGCTCTGATGAAATTGCAATCAAAGACTTTGTGCAGAAATTTTGCAAGAATGCACGCAGTGCAAAGCTTCGTTCAATCATTGAATTTGCAGAGGAAGAAATCAGACTGCCTCGCGATGGTGGACCGCACGAGGGGCAGCGATTTAAGCGCGAGCGGCAACCGTATGTAGAGTTGCTGTATAACCAATTCATGCTGCGAAAGTATGCCGAGTTTATTATTTGTGGTCCATCGCAATCAGGCAAAACACTTTCTGCGTTTGTTGTAATCATTGCTTACGTAGTTGCAGAGCTTCGCACAAACATGGTGATTGCCGTTCCAGACCTCAACATGGTTGATAACAAATGGCAAATTGACATCTTGCCGGTGTTTCGTGAATCTCCGTTGCTTGCCTCATTGTTGCCGGTCAAAGGTGTCGGGAGTCCAGAAGGCGGCAAAGTAAAAGACTCTGTCACGTTTCAGAACGGCGTAACAATTAAATTTATGACCAAGGGCGGAAGCGATCAGAGCAAGGCGGGCTTCACTGCACCAATCGTTGCAATGACAGAGGCGGCGGGATTCAGCGAGAACAATTCAGGGTCGTCAGAGTCGGACCCGTTCAGGCAGTTCAAGGCACGGCAGCGTGCAACGAAGCAATTTTTAAAAGGCGGCAAGGTAAACACAAAGCGTCAGTTTTTTGCAGAAGGAACTTGCACAAATGAAGATGAATTGCCGTGGCGTGCACGTATCGGTTCAACAAAATCGCGAATCGTTTGTCAATGCAAGGATTGCAAAGAATGGGTGACGCCAGAAAGAGAACACCTTGTTGGATGGCAAGAGGCAAGCGACCAGTTTGAAGCAGTTGAAAATGCTGTTTTTATCTGCCCTTCGTGCGCGTGCGTGATCGACGAGGATGCACGCGAAAAAATGAACAGTGGCATGCGGTTGCTGCATGACGGTCAAGAGATTGATGCGAAAGGAAACGTCAAAGGCAAAGAGGCACGCAGCGCACGTTTATGGTTCAGGTGGAATGCGTTTAACAACTTGTTTCAATCAATCGGCGACATTGCGTCAGAGGAATGGAGCAACGCACAGATTGACGAAGATGACCCTGACAGATTGAATGGCGAAAAAGACTTGATGCAAAGCGTTTGGGCGACACCATACGTGCCGCCAAGTGATGCAACGCGACCTCTCGACAAATCATTGATTGCAGTTCGAACAGGATCAAAAGAGAATCTGAAAAAGAATGAGATACCAGCAGATACAAAACATCTTGCAATTGGTGTTGATATCGGCAGGTGGAAGTGCTGGTATTTTGCAATTGCATTTCAACACGACCGCATGCACGTTCCTTTTTATGGAAGCTGGAACACGTCACTGACAAAAGGCGGCATGGTTGAAAAGAAGCATGAGCGAGTAGCGATTGTAGATTGCTTGATTGAGATGACGCAGTTTTTCGAAAGCTTTACTCGCAAGCCTGACGCAGTTTGGATTGACTCAGGGTATATGCCTGACGCAGTGTTTGAGGCGTGCAGGCGAACAGGCAGCGGCATGCGAAACAGATACAAGCCGATAATCGGACGAGGGAAAACGACGCGAGACAAAAGGAAATATTCGAAACCATCACGCATTGGAAACGAGGTCAGGCGAGCAGGTAACGGTTGGCACTTGAGCTACGTGCCGACCCGCAAAGGATGGCAGGCAACGGTCGATGTTGATACACAAAAATTCAACGTGCAACGAGCACTGCGAAACATTGAAGGTCAGGCGGGTGCACTTACTCTTTTTGATGCACCACCGCACGAGCACAAACAGGTGTCAGCACATCTTGCGTCAGAGTTTTTTAAGAGATGGCAAGAACCAGACGGTAGTTGGAAAGAGGAATGGTTTCAAACAGGTCACAACCACCTGCTAGATTGTGCCGCTTATGCGATGGGCGCAGGCGATTTTCTAGGGTGGTCAATACCTGCCGACGCATACGGCGAAACCAACAGCGAAACGTTACATGAACATAACAGCGGAGTGCAGGGAAACGCACAACAAAACGCCAGCAGCGTCCCGAAAAACCTTTTCTTGGCAAGGCTACAAAATGCAAAAAGTTCATCTGCCCGATAGCACCTGCAAAGGTTGCAGATCATGCAGTAAGTTTAGAATCTGGAAAGTGGCAGCGGTTGCAGGTCAAACAGTTCGCTTTGCAGAGTGCGTTGCGTGCAACTTTTTAAACGTGCTCGCTGCAAACCCGCGAGATTTGGAAATCGAATTGAATGCAGACGAAATCACAGTTGTCTATCAAAGAATTCGCTGCCCTAAATGCTACGGTGACGCTCGCACAAATCGTGTCGTGCGAAAAATAAATTTCACACGACGCGAGCACGAGTGCAAATCTTGCCTGCACGTATTTCACAGCATCGATTTGTAAAAGTGCTACACCATGCCGAAAACGTTTGACGGTTTAAACGCATCAACTATTGTTTTGGAATGAGCTTTTCAGACGCGAACACGGCGAAAGATGCAGCAGTCACAGCTTTTGAAGCGGGTGACTATGACACAGCACGCAAAAAAATAATCGTCGCGATGGCTCATTTGAACGCGATGAAAAAAGTTAGGCTTGACCAGCATGCAGCAGGCGAGGTTGAGTTAGATATTGAGTTTTTGAAAACGTTGCTTGCTGAAATAAAAAGCTTTCAGCGTGACGCAGCATCGTTGGCAGCAGGTGGAATTCAAACAGCTACCGTGAAATACACGCGAAACGGCGAAACAACCGACGACACGTATTGAGCTTATCTTGATTAACACGATTAAAAAATTTGCAAAGACAATCGGCATGCTTGGACGCGCCAAGAGCGTCAAGGATGGCGCGACCGATTACACTGACGCAAGGGTTGATCATCGTGCACAACTTGAACAAGAGTTCAATCAACCGCATGCCATTCGACGTTGGGATGCAACCTACACTGACAGGTTAAACGAAGCTCATTGGGCAGGCGTGAACGGAAGCGGCGGGTATTACATGCACGTAAACGCTGACCTTGAATCGCACATTGAGAATCTAACTGCACGCTGCATTCACGAGTTTATGACAAACCCTGAAGTTGAGGGAATGGTCAAATCGTATGGCAAGGATTTGTTTGGTAAAACAGGTCCAACGCTGAACATCAATTCAACAGATGAAGAATTCAACATTGCAGCAAAAAAGGTTTGGCGCAAGTGGTGGAAGAATCCAACGGTTTCAAACGATATTTGCGGCAGAGAGTTGTTATCTCGTTGGAATATTTCGTTATGGACAAAAGGTTCGATTCTCGCGCAGGTCGTGCCTGACTCGCAAACCGAATCAGCAGTCAAGTTGAAACTGCTTGACCTTGACCCAAGACGCCTGCAAACTCCACCGAAACTTGTTGGTGATCAGGCAACAGTGCTTGGAACAACGTTCACAAAAATGGGTGCGCCTCGAACGAAATGGGTGCGTGACATCCGCAACGTCGTGACTCCGCATTTGTCGATGGACTTTCGATACGAAGACATTCCGGCAGACCAGATGATTCACGCCTACGAATCAATCGAGGCAGGGCAGGCGACTGGCATACCGTGGCTTGCTTCTATGCTTCAAGACTTTGCAGACCTGAGAGACTTTGACAAGCAAGTGCTCGATGCAGCAAGAGCGGCAGCAGATAGTGCAGTTCTTTTGCAGACAAAGCAACCTGAATTGATAAGTGATGCACGACCGCTTTCAATGTCGGAAACGTTTACGTTTCAGCGGCGGCAGATTAAGGCGATTCCGGCAGGCTACGAAGCGAACCAAATGAAGGCCGAACAACCGACAAACAATTACGTTGAATTTCGGCATGAGCGCTTGAGATCGATCGGGCGTGCACGGCATATTCCACTTTTGATCATGCTGTTAAGTGCAGAGAATTCAAACTTCAGTCAGTCACGCATGGACGTAAACGTGATTTACGAGCGAGGGTTAGACGAAATACGCAGTTGGTGGGAAAACGCAGTTTTGACAAAGCTTGCACGAATCGTTTTGAACGATGCACGCATGGACTTGCCGCCGTTCCCTGAAGACTTTGAAGTTACTTGGGGATGGACCCCAATGAAGCAGGCAGACGAAGCAAAATCAGAGAAGGCAAAAGAAGCTCGCTTGCGACGTGGGATCGACACATACGAGGAACAGCTTGCAGAGGAAGGCAAGGACCTCGAAACGCAAGTTGCTGCACGTCAAAGAATCAATGAGTTGCTAGAGTCATCAGGGCTTGAGCCTATACCGTCATTCGATTCACCAGTTGAAGCGGTTGAGGAACCAGAAGAAAGCACGCTTGCAAAGGAAAAGAAAAGCGACAAGCCAGAAACCGCAAAACGATCAACTGAAGAATTGATCGAAGCGGCAATCCGTGACGTGCTTGATGGAGTTGAGAGCAATGCCTAGCAAACGCAAACGTGCAAAACAAAAACAAAAGTCAGCAATTGAAATGGTTGTTGAAAATGTTCGCAGTCTAGCAACGGTGAGCAGTGAAAATGAAATTGACTTCAATGTGCGTAAGGATGCAGAGTTTGTCTCGACTTTCAATGAGTCAGACCGCTCAATCGAAATCATTCTTGCAACTGAAACACCGACAATGGTTTTCGATGCAGAAAAGAGAACCGTTGTTGACGAGGTCTTGCTTGCAGATGGTATGCAAGCCGTTGACGAGATACCGTTGCTCGACAACCATAATCGATTCGACAATGACGCTGTTTTTGGATTGATTAAAAGCATCCGTGCAACGAATGGCGAGATACGTGCACGCATTTATTTTGCAGACATGCAACGCTTTCTCGAAAAGCACCCAAGCGACGAAGCTGCACTAAAGCTTGAAAGAACAGTTGAGAAGGTTCGGCAAGGTGTCTTGAAAGGCATCAGTGCAGGCTATCGCATTAACGAACGAACATACATTCCGGCCGGTCAATCACGAACCGTTGCAGGAAAAAAATACACCGCTCGCGCTAACGTAGGCATGAGCATTGTTACTAATTGGATTCCGCGAGAAGGCAGCATCACGCCGGTACAGGCGGATAGGTTTTCAAAAACTCGCAGCGAAAGAAATGGAGCAAACGAAATGCCAGTAAAACTACGCAAGAAATTGCAAGAGTTGGGCTTGCGTGCTGACGCGACTGAGGCGGAAGCATGGTCACACTATCACGGATTGAACGAATCACAACGCAGTGAGCTTTCTGACCTCACAGACGGCGTCACGATTCCTGAACAGCAAAGCGAAAGCGGCGAACGCGCTGCAAGCGATGTTGCGTCAGAAACGGCAGCAGAGATTGCCGACGCAGTGCGAGCGGCACTAAATGGCGAAACAACCGACGAGAATGCTGCATCAGAGGCTTCGAGCGTTTCTGACGCTGTGCGAGCAGCAATTGACGCAGAGCGATCACAAGAGCGCCAGAGAGTCGCAAACATCAACAATCTGTTTGGTGATTCTGAACCAGAATTGCGAAACCGTGCGATTGCGGAAGGTTGGGATTATCAGCGGGCAAGCAGCGAGCTTGTTCCGCGATTGCGACAACTTTACCGTGCACCGCTTTCAGGCGACGTAGGCGGAAGTGCAGCAAGCTCAAACCTTGCGATTCACTCACGAGGTGCTGACGACGTAAACGAGGAAGTGATTTCTGCCGCATTGATGCTACGTTCTGGCGTCAATGTTGAGCACCGATTCTTCGAAGATCGAGACTTGACAGATAACCGCATCACTGCGCGAAGCTTGTGCGGTTCGATCAACTCTGACGATCGGCAGCGAACGCTTGAGCGTGCAAACAACATTCGCAGAATGTCAATCGTTGATATGTGTTCGACGATTATGCGTTTGCGAGGCATCAACGATTTTGACCCGCACGACGCTGAAAGCATTGTGCACCGTGCGTTGTCATCTGGAACGGTTACGAACATTTTCACAAGCGATGTTTCTGCACGCTTGATGACCTCGTATCTAGACGCAGCTGATACGACGCTTGGTTGGACGATGGAGGAAGAAGTTTCGAACTTCAAGACCAACGAACGCATCGGCATGGGCAAATTTGAAGGCTTGAAAAAGCATGCTCGCGGCGGTACGGCGGAAGACGATTACATGACTGACGAAAAGGAGGAGTACAAAATTGCACGGTACTCTGACAAGTACGTCATTGATGAGCAAGACATGATCGACGACGACATCAACGGGTTGAATTCGATCACACCGTCAGACATGGGAATGGCAGCGGCACAGTTGCGACCTGACCTTGTTTACGCTTTATTGCATGCGAATGCAAACATGCGTGATGGCACTGCACTGTTTCATGCAGATCACGGCAACCTTCGTTCAGGTGGTTCAACTGCTTTGTCGATTGCTTCGCTAGAAACTGGTGAAGTGGCTTTTGGTAAGCAGCGAATCGGCACACGTCCTTTGAACTTACGTGCACGATATTTGATTGTGCCTCGTGAATTGAAGTGGAAAGCAGCACAGATCATGGCGAGCGCAGAACGTCGTGAGAGTGCAGCAGCAGACGGCATCGCAAACCCAATCTCAGGCGAAGATATTTCAATTCGCTATGACGATCGAATGGGTGCGGTTGGTGTTGTCGATCCTGACACTGGAACCACTCAAACCGGAACAGCAACTAACTGGTTGATGACGGCAAGCCCAGGCGAATCCGGTGCACGCACTGTTGTTGTTGGTTATAGACGTGGCACAGGTCGCGCCCCAACGGTTCGGTCATTTGTCCTTACTCAAGGTCAATGGGGAATCGGTTATGACATCAAGCACGACATCGGTGTCAAGGCACTTGATTGGCGTGCAATGCAGTGGAACGCCGGAGCCTAATCAGCGAAAACGCTCGCGGTCTAAAACACAGTTCGACCTGTGTTTTCCTTGGAGCGGGCAAGTGTTTTTCATCGTTCACTTGCCCGCTTTTTAACTAGCAAAACAAAACAATTGAAAAAGACAAAATGCAAATCGAAATCAAACTTTTAAGAGAAGTTGCATTTGGCAACGGAACGCGAAAACAAGGTTTTGTTTTTGCAACTTTGGACAATGAATTAAACACGTTTTTTGCAAAGCATTCAGAGTCATCAACGTTTAGCGAAGCGGATTGCAAAGCGTTAAAGCTAAAGCTCGCAGATGATGTGACCTTGACCGAGTTCAACCGTGCAATGCTGAACATTCAAGTGCTTGAGTTTTTTGACCCAAGCGAAGCAGCAACGGCGACTGTGCAAGGCGAACCAAATGCAGATGACCAGTTGATGCAGCGTCTTGCTGACATCACGATCGAGTCACTTGACCTCACGAAAACACTCAAGGGCAAGCTTGAATCTTCTGAACTTGTAACGGTTAAAGACCTTTACGACAAAGCCGAAACCGAGACTGCTTTTGACGGGATGAACCTGACTGATAAAGAGCTTGAAAAACTGCTCGACACAGTTGGCAACATTCTCAAAGAAATGGGCTACAAGCCAGAATAACAAATCAAAGCTGGCAGCATTTAAACAAACAAACTTTAGAACTTTTCAGGAGTCATAGAAATGACAAACATTTATCGATACCCTGCCGACGAGCACCACGTTTCAGCAGCAGCAGGTGCGCTTGCAGCAGGTCAGATTGTGCTTTATGACGGCGCATTGTGGCAGGTTCAAGGGTTGAAAGCGATTGCCGTTGGCGAACCGTACACGCTCAAAAAGGGCATCGTTGTTGAAGTCACAAAAGATTCAGCATCAACAACTTTTGCAGACGCAGCAGATGTTGGCATTGATGTTTCTGCACAAGAGGCAGTTGCCGCAACAACTGGTGACGTTGACGTGAGCTGCCGCAAAGCATCGACATCGTCTGACACAACCGTGCTTGTTGAGTTGCCGTTCTAAAACCTTCGGTTGCGGTTTGTTCTTAGTTTGTATTTGTTAGAGGTGAAGGCGTGAGTGAATTCGGCGCAATGTTCCAAGAGGCTTCAAGCATGCTACATGACGTGCTTGGCGAATCGACGAAGGTTGTGACCTACACTCCGCCAATCACTGACGCATTGCCGACACCAAGTGCACAAACGCTGACGAAACCAATTATCAGCAGCACGAACTTGACTGAACCGAGCGCGACGCAGCAAACAGGTCAACATATTTTTGTTGCAAAGTCATTGACTGCAAAATACTCAGACATCACGCGATTGAGCAATAAAGGCACGATCACGATTGATGGAACGAGTTATCCGATTTTAAACATGAACGTTGATGAAACGCTTGACTCAATAAACTTTTCGCTTGACTACACGCGACGAGTTACGGTTTCAAGTCCAAAGTTTGTGAGGTCTGTTTGATATGGTTATGCCAACGTCATCAGGTTGCATTGCAACGGCAAAGGATGTTTTCAAGGACTTGATTTCAAATTCGGCAGCGTTCCAAACGTTGACAGGATCGGCAAACGCAAGCGAAGCGGCAGGTCATATTTACTTAGAGATTTTGCCTCGCACACAGGACAACGGCGACGTTGATTTTGAAGCGATGGCGAAAGCGACATACGAGAGCAAGCGACCTTTTTGCGTGATCTATTTAGATTTTGACGCAGGGTTGTCGCTGACGCATGTTGCATCAGGCAGTGCACGCACGTTGAACGCGGATGCGTTTTATTATTTCGAGGTTGATGTTCAGGATATCATCAGCGACGTGATGAGCTATTACGCAGGTGATGACGCAGCAGAAACGGCACAGGATTATGCACATTACACGGACAATATTTTAGGCACGATTGCAGATCAGGTTGCAGATAATGCAGGTGATGCGCTTTTAACAGTGTCGCAGTTTCAAAGGGAGTTTAGCGAGCTACGCGAAAAGCACACAACTGGCGATTGGGTGTTTGGAATGTTCGGTGTTGCACTTGGTATTGACGGGTGAGGCATGGTCAAAATCACAGTCAAAAAAACAGGGGTTGAAATTAAGATTTTGCGGCGTGAACTTAACAACATCAACCGCGAAGTGTTTAAGGAAACTGGCGAATGGTTTCATGGTCGATATGTAAAGAAGCGATTCACGAGACGAGGTGCAGCAGAGCTTGGGTTTACACCGAGAAAACCTGCAACAGTACGAATCAAAAAGAAGCTATTCGGGCACAACCTACCAAACGTTTTTTCAGGCGGATCAAGAGCACTTGCACGAATCAGAAACGTAAAGGCGACTGCGACTAACAAGCGTGCACAGGCACGAATCATTTTACGCACTCCGTTGCTGAACTTAAAAAACCCTAAATCAACAATTCATCCAGCAGAAGAAATCAGGCGAGTGAGTGACAACGAGGCGGCGCGAACATCAGTGCAAATTGCATCACTCAAAGAATCAAAAATCAAAAAATACGCATCGCGAAAATAAAGGCAAAAACAAATGACCATAACCGGAATACATAAACCAGCAGGCGTGCGAGTTGAGACAACTGACATAACTGAAACTCTGCTTGCAGGTGTCGTCAGTCACACGGTAGGAATTGACCCAAACGTTGAGCGTGAATATTCAGACGGGTTGCCCTTTCCAGTTCGCAACACAATCAATTCTCGTGAAGATTCAATCGAGTTTGAGACGCTTGACGTTGATGACTTGCTTGACCTCGTTGGCACAATAGGTCAGTGCGTTCGCGTGACAACAGAGGACGGGTTTGAGTTCTATTTGCGAAAGCAAGACAAGTGCAGCGTCACAGGTGCAGCAGGTTCAGTGCACACAAAATACGCGATCAAAAACGGCTTGATGATTCCGACCAATCTATCCGTTTCGCATCGAGGCAATGCAACAATGTCTGCACGCTGCGAAGCTGACGAGGACGCTTCAAACGCTGGAATCGCCATCACGAATAACAATGCACTGCCGTCATTTGCCTCAAACAAAAAACGGTACACGCTTGGACAAACAACGCTTAACGGCGTTTCGGTCACAGATATGCGAAGCCTGCAAATAGCATTCGGCATTTCGATCGAAAAAGAATCGGCAGATTCAGCAATTCTTTCACAGTATTCGAACATCAGCGAGATAGGAACAACTATCACAATCACTGGTGTCAATCCTGCGATTGTTGCAGCAGCAGGCATTCCGGTTGACGGCAAGGCACTCGCGCACGCAAACACAGATTTTTACTTGCGGCGACGGGGTGACACGTCAGGCGTCAGCTTCGAACCTGATGGAGACGCAGACCACATTAAATTCACGGCAGCAGGTCTTGCAGTGGCGACGACGTTGAGCACAGGTGATTCGCGATCGGCGACAGAAACAACGTTGCAAATCTACTGCGAGTACGACGGCACAAACAACCCGCTTGTCGTCTCGACTGGCACGGCAATCACTTAAACAAGGAGCGTCAGCAAGATGGCAAAAACACAGGTAGAACTCACCATGAAAAAAGACGATTCAAAAGCATCATCAGCGGCAGTTGTGCAAAAAAAAGAAACGCTTGTGCAAAGGTTGTGCAGATGCACGCCATCGTCAAAAAAACGTGCAGAGTCCTTTTTGGAAAAAGCAAGCGACGATGAAAAATCAGTGCTTGAAAAAGCAGACGATCGAAACCTTGCAGTAAAGTTGCACGAGCTTGTGACGCTGCGAACAGTCAAAGCAGCAGCAGAACAACAAACAGAATAACAGGAGCAAACAATTGATTACTTTTGCAACAGCACAAACGACTGACGGTGCAAGCTCTGCATTTTATCACGACGGCGGGCAAGCGGTGTTTCAATGCAGCGGAACTTGGGAAGGCACAGAAATGGTTGCCCTTGAGTATTCACCTGACGGCGGCACGACTTGGTTTCAAACTGGCGTGATCGTCACTGCAACGACAGCGGCAGAGGGTGATAGTGCAGACCTTGAAACGCCTTGCAAGTTACGTGCAAACATTGTCGGTGCAGGTGCAACAACAAGTTTGACGCCAACGCTTGTTGGCTAACGCTTGTTAGTTAATTCAAAACCAAAGAGAGGCAGAAACAGTGCTTTGTCGCAAACTTCGTCGCAGTCTCAATCAACCAATTCCAAAGAGGATAAAAGACCTCAATTTGCGCAATAGGGTGTTTGCTGCAATCTCTGCAAGCATGAATGACAAGGGGTTTAATCACTCACACGCAGACGCATTTGCAGCATGGTATTTCAATCGCAATGCCTCGCTATCTGGTGTGATCGAAGACGAAACGCCAAGCCGGAAAGACCGCACCGAATTGGCGACGACGGGAAGCGTTTTCGACGGGACGAACTACTTCGAAAAAACGGATATCGCAAACAGTGTTCTAGGGGCGAATGACACATCGTTTACGGCCCGCGTGCGGTTCAGCGGCAACGGATCGTCGGGTGACGGTGATTACATTTTTGCATCTTATGATGGCACGCCAGACGAGGGTTTTCGATTCTCGGTCACTAGCGGATTTCTCACGTTTTCGATCAAAGACCGAGCATTTGCTGGGCTGTCGGCTGTCTCAACAGTAACGACCGCCGATATCCAAGCGGGCGGAATCTACGAGGTGGTTGGCGTTTACGATGCAGTCGCGGAAACGATTTCGATATATGTAAATGCAGTTTTTCACGACGACAATGTTGCTACTACTTACGCGGCACCAACGCAAAACATCGTGCGTATTGCCAATCGATCGGATGCGACAACCGGAGCGTGGTTCGGCAACATTTACGAAGCCCAAATCTGGAACGACCAAGCCTTAACCGCCGCCGAAATCGTCAAACTTTGGGATAAGGAAATCAGCTATTTCCAAGGCGATAAAGCCCCGTCGGTTGCGTGGCTACTTGATGGCCCAACGTGTACCGATTTGATCGCCGACAATGATTTATCACCGGTTGCCGATCCAGCGGCATACGTCGGATCAGAGGGCAGCACTTGGCTCAATGATCAAGGGTGGAATGCAACCGTTTACGAATCCGATTTTTCAGAAGGTTTCGACGGTTGGACTGTAACTTCTCCTTCTATAAGAGACGTTCTTGATTTTGAAGGGCAAACAAATGTAATTCGGTATACAGGAGGCGATGAGGGGGCAGGAACTGCATCAAGTGAACGGCTACAAAACAATGCTAAATGGGGAAAAATAGTTGACGGCGAAACGTATACGCTCAAATTTGATATTTATATTCCAAGCTCGAATACGAATTTAGATTCGATCAAGTTTTCATCGTCAATTCTTGGTGCAGGTGCTACGTACATCCCAACGCCTGATACATGGGAAACATTTACGCTCGAAGGTCAAATTGCCACCGTCTCAAATAACTACATTCGTTTCTATGCGGCTGATAATGGCTCTGTCAATTCAATTACCGCAGGCGACGTTTTTTATCTAGCAAACATCGAAGTCATTGCAGAAGAAAGCATTTTTCCGAAACGATGGAACGCCGACCTGAATTCCAATGGCTTCGCAGGCGACGCCAATTCCTTCGGCCCAGTGAAGCGGAACCGTGAGTACCGCAACGGGCCATCGATTGATCTGGACGGTGTTGACCAACATATCAGTCTTGAAACTACAAGCCTTCTTGGAAGCGATTCGTTCACGCTTATTTTTGGTTTGTCACCCGATACAAGTCCGATCGGATCGGACGATAGGATATTTGGCAATACGACGTCTCCTACTACAGCCGGTCTTCTTGTTACACACAAGGCAAACCGTTTGCGGATCATAACCGAGGGGGCAGATCAGACGTACACCGATGACGGGGTAATGACTACCGGGGCTGCCCATCGTATCACGGTTCGAGTGAACCGGACAACAAACACGACTTCATTTTTCGTTGATGGTGTTGAGCAAGCGTTGGCAACCGCCGATATTGATTGGTCCTTAATTGGGACGTTAGACACCGCTAGTAACTATGTTATCGGGGCCGAAACTAAGGGAGAGACTACAGCTAATTTCGATGGTAAAGTTTGGGATTTCCGGTATTACAATTCCGCACTTTCTGACGCTGAAATTTTAGCGGATGCTACGACCGGAACCAGCGAAACCACACCGACGCGGCATTACCCGATAAGTGAAGAAGTGGGCACGGAAATTCAATGCGTAATTACAGGAGAGATTGCTGAAACCCAAAACGATCCAACGTGGGATTTCACGGTAAACGATTCGTTTTTCCACGGCGAGACGGTCGGTTATTCAGCAGTTCCGATTTTCGTTGAACCAGTTGAATTGGTTTCTAGCACTAACGTCAATTTCGACGGCGTAAAGAATTGCACAATCGAGCTTGATTTTTTCTATTCAGTATCCGGCACGCAGGAGTTTTTTTGCGTAAGTTCCGTCGCACCGATTCGAATCCGAACGTCGGGTTCGACTATTCAGGTATTTGTCCGTGACTCAGCAAACGTAGCGGCGTCAACTGGCTTGCTGGTTTTGACGGTGGGTGAATTATATCGATTAAAAATCGTGATAACGGAGCACGCCACCGATCCAGAAAACCTCAGTTCAATTGTTATTACAGATCGTTTGACGGGTGAAGTATTGGCGTCTGCGACGGATGTTAATGTAGCTATGTCGTCCGCCTCGTCTAACGTCGGGAATCCGCAAATTGGTATTTACGCCAATGCGACAAATCCGTTTCTAGGTGATATGTACCGCGTCCGAATGTGGACGGACGATACATTGCAAGTTTCGGTCGATTTTCCGTCATTTGCTAATGCCGGTGCTGCTTCCGATTTCACCGAATCAGGCGGAACACTTGAAATAAAAAAGATTCCCGCTGTTTCGAAATCACTCGACGCGAACGGGTATCCAACTAACAGACCCGCAGGCCCGTACCACAACCGCACCGCAGCAGAAGTCACCGAAACGCCGATTGCGAATTCGGATAGCGTGAACCCGATTTATTACAGTTCGGAAAACGACGGTCTTGGTTCAATTTCGCTTGATTCAACCATTACTTTGAGCGGGCCGTTTGAAATTTATTACGAAGTCTACTCCGATAATTTCGATCAGTTAGGAATGATTTTAGGGCACGAAACGACAGATCAAAAAATTGGATTTACAAACACAGCGTCGGGTTTTGTTTTCTTTCGTTTAATAAATGCGGGCAGTTCAGATCAAACTATCGAGAAACCTTCTGCTGACGCATGGCACACTTTTAAGTTGATGCGAGATTCGGCTGATATTTGCAGCGTAATTATTGATGGAACGACTTATCCATTGTTTGGCGGTGCTGCCCAAACCGGAAATCTGGTTTTAAACAGAGTCTATCGTGTTTCGGACGGGCAAAGATTTGACGGTCGATTGAAAAATTTGAAAATTATCGATGATGGAACAACGGTGCTAGATATGCCGCTCTACAAGGATTCACTTGACCGTTCGCCAAGCTGTAACCACGGAATAATTGCCGAGGCGGGCGTTTCGTTCCTTAGCAACGCGATGGAAACGGACCTCAACCCCGACATCGCCGAATCAGAAACACGATCCGTGACAAGCGGCGACCGCAAAATAATTTCAATTGGAGCAAGATAAATGAGCCACCTACCACAGATCAGAACCACAAACGGATTTAAAAAAGCGGTGGCTTGGGGTAACTCCGACGTGTTAGGTGCTGCGTCCGGCACGTGGGATGCAAACGACTTTCAAACGCTTCTCGCATTGTGGGCCATCCTACAACAAACCGGAACATCCAAGGCGACAACCGATGGCGGCATGTTGCGAACCATCGATGCTGATGGCGTTAATGAGTTCATCCAAACGGTGACGATGGAGAACGCTGAATTGCTCCTGCAACCACGGCAGGCAGACGGTTCGCCGGTAGCTGATTTGATCAACTTCCCCGTATGGATTGAGCCGACCGATTTGCAAGCCGACGTGCCCGATGGGATGCCGCACAACACAACCAGCGTGATCGACGAGGAGACAGGCGACGTAACCGTTACGCCTATCAAGTGGGCCGATTATGATCCGCTTGATCGTGGTCGTAAGATTGTTGACTACGGTGGGAGAATGGTGCTAACAGGAGCATTCAATCGAAGGACGTTGAGCAAGACCGAAACACTGTGGGACTATTTAAAACTCGCAGAAGCGGGGCACTTCACGCTGTTGGCAACGGTTGAGTTCCACGCACTTGTCGCGGCCAATTCAACACCAGAATAAAAAAAGCCCCGCAATGAGGCGGCAACCTCGCGGGGCTAAAAAAACTAACGTCTAACTATAGAATCGAAATCAGCGGAGAATTTCGGACACAAAAACACAAACCTTTAAAAGTAGGTTAAAAAAATTGTTCGGCGTTTTGATTGCAGAGCTAAACGGCGTCGTTGTACTTGGTTTCATAGTGCTTGCAGTCGCATTGATTTTTGCAGTACTGCAAATGGAAATAAGGATTTCACAAGCTGAGTTTCACGCTGATGAATGTGAGCGTGATAGGGACGAGATAAAGCAACGATTAGATGAAATTGAAAGAAGAAAAAATGAAATTAAGTAGCACATTGATTTTGATTTTTGGGCTAGCAGCTTTAATTTCGTCAATTGTTGTTGGTGATTGCAAAGACGAAACAAAGGCTACGATTCAAGTCGATAAAAAGTTTGAATCTGTAGTACGTGAGTACGTAAAAACATTAGAAAGGATGGATTCAAAATGAGTTGCGAAGCAGAACAAGCGGCATTTGATTTAGCGGTTATAAATCACACGGCTGCAATTGCTGCAACAGCGGTTGCACAATCGAACCATGACGTTGATCCAACTCCAGCAACGTTGGCAATTTTAAACGCAGCTATCGCAGCAGAAGCGGAAGCTCTGACAGTAAAGAATGCAACGTATTTTGCATTAATGGAGTGCGGAAGCGGCACCGGAACTGGCGGCATGTAATGTTTGGCGAAACGTTAGACGCAAATTCATGGGTTGTCATTTGCACGCTTGCTGGAGTTGTGGCAGTCCTTGCGCGTCTATTTTGGTCACGACAGGTCAAGACAGAAATCAAACTGGAAGAATGCGAATCGGACAGGGTTGAACTCTGGAAAGTTATATCGGTGCAAGGTGAAAAAATATCAAACGTTGAAGGCAGGCAGCAAGCAATTGAAGAATTTAGAAAAGATTTCTCGGTAAAGATTTTAGAAATTCACGAATCAGTTTTGAGTGCGGTGGATAAGAAAGAAGATTGACGTGGAAAATCAGCACCCAGTAACCGAAGGCATTTCGTTAGCGCTTTCGTCGCCAGCTATCTGGATTGGTTTTGTCGTTACAGCGATTTCGTTTATCACGCTTTATCGCTCAAGGTCTAAGCCGATGAATCGTGAGCAAAAATTCATTTTAGGGATTGGTATTTCTCACATCGGGGATGCGTTGGATTCAACCTACTGGTTGATACCGTGGAGCTTGCATTTTATGAATGACCCAAACGCGGAATGGTGGTTTGCTAGTGGAGCATTGCCAAATATTTTCTTTAGGCAAATTTGTGATATAGTTGGAGCAACACTGCATTTAGTTGCATTGTTAGTCGCGTTTGGTCCTTGGCAAAAAAAGTTTGTGATTTGGTCAACGGTTGCAAGTTTTGTAATCGGCGTTGTTTATGTGATTGTTCTTTATATGCTGAGGCTACCATGACTGAACATTTTTGGCGTTCATTGAAAGCGTCAGTCAATCGATGTGCCTTAGCTTATAAAAAGCCAACGAATGTTTTCGAGAACGAAGAAATCGTGATCGAGGAAACAGATATTTTGCGTGTCTCAATCGCAGGCTCAAACGACGTGTTCGATTGGTTACAAAACTGCAACCTTGACCAAGTCAAGCTTGGCAAATGGAAAGTATCAGAGGGGGTTTTAGAAGCTGCACGAAACGTGATGGCAATGGTCGATCAATATCGTTCAGCAAATGAAAAGTCGTAC